CTAATGGTGGTTTGGCCAATAACCAGTTGTTTGGCGTGGTAATTGGCACTAACAAGAGAACGCCTACGTTTAACACCACGTACAAAGCGGAATATATCACCTATGTAAGTCCGGCTTCAGCAAGCTCCGGGGATTATTTCGGAGTTGAAGGAGTATGGGCGAAGGGTGATTTACAGGCAATGGTGAAGGTTGCGTTGATTACATCGGAAACCGTGTTGCGGGGACCGATTTGTAACGCGGCTTTCGGTACTGCCCCTACGGTTTTAACCGTAGCGAGTGGAGCGTCCACTACGGGTTGTACCACTAATGCAAGTGAATCCACAGCCGTGGCAAGTGAAGCCACTATGTATTTCAGGACAGGTGCGGCAGCGGGATGTTATCGGATTTGCGATGACACAAGCGCCACCGCTCACACCTGGGACATGCCCACGGGTACTACCTGTGCGGTTGGGGATAAATGCGTAAAGGTGCAGCTTCGGACTCTTGGGCAGTGCAAAATTATGCTCGACAGTGAAGCTATGTATATTGATAACAATGCGGAATTGACCTCTCACTATCACCTGATCGATGTTCTCAGGCTTGATCTTTCTGAGGCCGGTAAAGAGTATGTCGAGTTCCGTATGTCAACTTATACCATGTTGTCGTATGACGACATAGCCTAAGAAAGGAGGCAAAAAATGGGATCACCATTAGATAGCTCTCAGTTTGTGAGACTTCTCGACCAACGCCTCCGTAGCGTTAGCGAGAACAAGTATAAGGATCTGCCGAGCATGATTCCGAAGCTGTATAACACCCTTCCCTCAGACAGTGCGTGGGAAGAGTTTTATGGCATAGGGGCCGTGCCTGACATCCCGGAGTTTAACGGAAAAGTTTCTTGGCTGGGTATCGCTCCGGGCTACCACAGCAAGATCGAACCGAAGGAATATGCAGGTGGTATTCTTGCGGAGCGAAAGCTGATTGACGACAAAAAGTACAAGGTTCTGGACGGAAGGGCTGAAGGTCTTATGGGCTCTGCTCACAGGGTCAGAGAAAAGAAAGGGATGCGTACCTTTGGGTATGCGTTCTCTACTGCCTTTGACTACATGGAAAGCGAGGAAGGCGTGGCCCTTTGTTCAAGCTCTCATACCACTAAGTCCGGTACGTCCACGTCAAGCGGGTTTGATAACGCCGGTACGTCTGCAATGAGCAAAACCAGTATTGCGACTACCCGTCTGCTTATGCGGAAGTTTCGCAACGACATTTCGGAGAGGATTGAGGTGGGGGATGACTTGGCGATTGTTTGCCCGGACAACCTTGCTGATACCGCTTATGAGATTACCGGGACTCCGGCTGGGTACGATACGACGGCTTTGGACAAGAATATGTCTTATGGCCGCTATGAGGTCATTCCGTATCTGCGTCTTGACGATGTGGATACAAACAACTGGTTCATGGTGTGGAAGTCTCAGATGAAGAAAGACCTGCTCTGGATCGACAGGATTTCACCTGAGTCCAAGAACACCGTGGATTTTTCCACTTACCAGTTACAGCAAGCCGTGTACTTTCGGTGCGCTGCGGGGTGGATTGACTGGCGTTGGATTTATGGAAATGTGGTTTCGTAATCATTTCAACAACCGCTAACACGGTTTAACTTTCTCTCATTGGGGGTGGTGTTAGCCGCCCCCTCTATATAGCACGGACAATGAAGCGTCCGGCTAAAGGAGATTTACAATGGGATCAGATCACGGAACTTTTAAATACAAAGGTATCCCGATTCTTGCTCATTTAGGGTCTGTTTTTGGAGATACATTATTTGTTGATTATACCGATGGTTCAACCGGCAATACCGGAAAAACACCGGACAAGTCATTAACACTGTTATCGGCAGCTTACGATAAGGCAACCACAAACAACCAAGATTTAATTCTAATTGATGGTAATGGAGCTATCGTTGAAACCGACATGATAACATGGTCAAAAAGCCGTACTCATGTTCGGGGGTGTGACGGTTACGGACATCTTGGTGTTGGGCATGGTGCCCGTATTACTTTTGGTGCGAACGATACTCCGGCAGCCGCATCTTTAGCGCCCATGAAGGTGACTGGTTGGAGAAATACTTTTTCTAACTTGAAGTTTGAATCTCAATGCACGACTGCCGAAAGTCTGTATGGACACATTGATGGCGGAGCTTACACGACATACAACCGATGCTCATTTTTGAAGCTTTCAGACCTTGACAACACAAGTGCAGCGGATGTTGTAGCAGGTGGGAATGGCACTTCATGGATAGAATGTGAAATTGGGGCTGCTTCGCTATTAACTTCGGTTGCACGACATAATATGCTTGTGGATAAGTCTGTTGCTGGTTCTAATGGAATGATGGATAACCATTTCAAGGGTTGCAACTTTATAGCATATACATCCGATGCTGATAGGCATTTTATCCACGTAGACGGAACCACTGACACACAGCGGTATAGCATGTTTAGGGGGTGTGCTTTTATTAATTGGGACATACATGGTTCAGGAACTACTATGACCGATGCGGTTCATTGTCCTGCAAATACAGCGGTTTATTTTGTTTTTGATGCAAATACCATTGTAGTAGGATGCACAAATTTTGCTCAGTCCACTGACAATGCGGGTATTTACATTTGTGCGGCGGTGCCAACAACAACTACCTCCGGCATTGCAGTAAACGCTGCTTAATTTCTGGTGGGGGGAGCTGTGGCTTTCCCCACCCCTAAAAGGTAATTATGGCAAAATTTGGCAGAAATAGAACTGAAGTAGAGCGACACATGAGGGCGTATGGGCGAAAGTCCATGTCAGATGCCCAGCTTGATAAATGTGAGTACCTTGAAAGAAAAATAAAAGCTGTGTATGGAGAATCTCTTCCTTTAGACAAGCTTGACCAACTTGATAATATCGAGTTTCATCCTGATTTAATTCAGGAAGGGTGGAACGACGGCAAGGGAGAGGGTTCCTTATACTCAAGGGGATACGATAAAATTAATTGGGACGCATAAGGAAAAGCAAATAATATGGATTATTTAAAAATAGCATGTCAACACTGTATGGGGGCTAAAGTTTTTACACAACATAAGCCGGAAGGGGATGTAATTATTAATCCCTGCCCTTATTGCGAAGGCGAGGGATATATGACAGAGGGTCTTTTAACCCTGCCTGCAAATGTGTTTGAGTCTTATTTAATTTTAGAGGAATTAGATCCCACGGAATATAACGCCCTAACAGATGCACAAAAAGAGGGCATTTCACTCCTATTGTCGTGTGGCAAGATTGATCTAAACGAAGGTAAGGTTGGAAAGGTAAGGTTGTGGGCCTGGTTTGGAGTAGAATCCACAACTATTGCAAATTTAACGGCATTATTGGGGTAAACATAAAACCAAGGAGAAATAACTATGGCACTTGAAGAAGTACAGTTTTTCGGGGAGGCTGACAGGAAAGGCCGACATGCAGACGGTAATATAACGTCTGAAATGCCAGCATGGTATTTTGTCCCACAAACAGATGAGCTTCAGGAAGAAATTGAGCATAAAACAAGGTCAATTAAAATGGGGCTTATCCCGCCTTCTGAAATGCCCTATGCCCAGGAAGAGCTCAGGAAGCAGGAAGCTATGCTTGAGCGTATCAAGAGCAAGCCTGAACTGAAGGGTAAGGATAAGGACGATGCGGCCAAGTTTTACGCTCATCTTTCAGAGCAGATTGGCGACTCTATGTTTTCTCGGAGCGAGATGAAGAAGGGCCTTGTCGATGCTCATGAGGAAGTCAGGCGTATGACTGAACCTATTATCAATGTGAGGGGTCAGACCAAATTGCTTGCAAACATGGGTATCAATGCGAAGGGTGGGAAGATCAGCCGGAATCAGGCGGCAAAAGCCTTTAAGATTGTGGGTAGGGTCCTTGGTGAAGCCACTAACACGGAATATCTCAGGAAAGATTTTAATAACGGAACATTTCACCCGGAAAGAAGCCTTGAAGAAATGGAGAGGTAATGGACGGCAAAGACATTCTTCGAAGATTAGAGCAAATTCTGAATGAAGAAAGTACCGGAACCTGGACTGACGATAAGAGTTCCTATGACTTTCTTTGGGAAGCGGCGAAAGAATGGGTTGCACGAACCAAGAGCTTAACGGCTACTCAGGAGTTTATCACGGTTGCCGGACAGCCTAATTATATGCTTGATGCCAATTTTCTCAAGTTATTCCTTACGGATAAGAGCAACAGATATTTCCTGAAATATACAGACGGCTCAGATCATGTTATCCGGTTCATGGACTATGAGGATATTCTACATAGGAACAGCATCAAGACGTATGACATTCAACAGGCTACGCTTACCACCGCTGCTACAACCATTCAGGATACGGGCCAGGACTTCTCCGATTGGGAAACAGCTTCCGGTGATTCGGTTTATAAGCTGACCCTTACCAATACGCAAGGATCGGAATCATGGGCATATCTTGGGGAAGCCTCTACAACCACAAATGATGATGATACGGTTGC